GTCCAATGGAACGGAATGTTCGCACATGCGCACAGAACATTAACTTCATCTCTCAATTCTTCGTAATATCGCTTGCCCCGCCAGAACGCAAATCTCATGGCGGTCCCGAAATTAGTTCGCATTTGCTCATTGAAAGACAATGCTGTATTGGTTCGTACCCAGTTTAACATCTGATGAATTTGTGATTCGTTCGGCTCGATGTTATAGCCAAACTCATTATTTGGGCCTAGGTCATTGTATGCAAAACCGTTCTTCAAAAACTGAACTTCAGTAATATGTTTTGCTGTCACCTCAGATACTTTATCCGGTGATATGATGTCAAATCCTAGGTCTTTGTATCCATCAACGATATCTTTTGGTCTTATGTATTGTCGTGCAAGTGGTGATAGTGCAACAAGTATATCATCTGCTGCTTTGATGCTACGACAATGTTCGATTATGAAGTCAATAGTCGCATAATGTGGGGCATTCTTTCTCAAAATATTCAACATGCATATGCCGAATACAATTTCATGCATTTCACTGTTCTCCATAAATGTACCAGGGTGACCCGATAGCAAACCAGCTGTCTTTTCATAACAGATGTCTTCAAAAATAACATCTGCATGGATATAGTCGACAACTAATCCATATGCTACACGATCCCATTTTGGGTCCCATGGCTTGTTTCTTGCTTTATAGGCTTCTTTCAAAATATCAAGTTTAACTCTAGTGGTCAAGTACATAATACTTTGATTTACCTTCTCTTCCCATGCTTTGACATCAAAGTCAATAACATAATCCGGGTATTTCAAGTGCTCTACTAGCTTATCACAATGCATTTCTCCATTGTATCCATTTGCAAAAGGGCAACTTCGGTCTTGATACCACACATTCTTAACAAATGTGTAGAAATCTTTGAACAGCATGTTGTACACAACTAAGTGTATCATATTTCCGCATCCAACTGTTCTTGTTTTGGGGTCGTCAATGATCTTATTCAATCCAACAAGCTCTTGCTTTCTAAATTCCAATTTAAAATTTGGCGGTACTGTCAATTGATCATAGTGGTTGATGTATCTATCAACTTCTGCATATACGATATTTTGTACAGCCCATGTTCCAGTGATCTCATCAAAGCTTATGAACGGCTTCTTTCCTTTAACTCCTTTCTGATCCATGTATGGTAGTCCTGCTATTGTGCTTGTATCAACACTAGTTGAACCAGGCATTTTTATACCTGCTATAGCTTGAAATGGAGTATAAAGC